CAGATATTGATTTAAAATCTTTCATAACAAAATGCCACAAGGTTTTAGATGATTATTTGTTAGCTTATAATTTTATGGTTGGATTAGAATGAAACCAGACAAGATAACAAAGTACGGATTGCTAGAAGTTTGTGAGCTTATTTCAGGTAAGCGTGGTAAAGTTAGCGAAGGTTCATATTATATTTATGGAGCTGGTATAAATGCAAAGGGCACTACAGATAAATTCAATTGTGAGAGAGACACAATCCGATTGACTCGTAAGGGCACAGTTGGAGCTGTTTATTTCCATCGGAGTCCGTTTTGGATAGATGGAGATAGCTTTAGGGTCGAACCAAAAGAAATGATAGACAAGCGATATCTATTTCATTGGCTATTGATGAACCGTAAAGAGATAGAACAGTGCGCTGATGGTAATAATCAACCAGGCTTGTCGGTTGCTAGATTATCAAAATTAACGATTGATGTACCTGACATGGAATACCAACTAAAAGCGGTCAAGTTATTGGATGAAATGAGTACAGGCTTAGAATTTTTTATAGACAATATCACACAAATCAAAAAGTTAGAGAGCAAGGTTTTGAGTTACTATAACGAGAAAATTGGAGTAGCTTTAGAGAGAGGTGAGTTAAATGAGAAACTGGGAGAATGATTTCGCTTACTACCAAGGCGAAACATTCATAACTTTAGGTTCTTTACAAGAAATACACGAGTATACAGGTATTCCTTTAGAAAGATTAAAGGAATATTCAAAAAAATCAAGAATCAAACGTTATCCATTTGGAAGGATGCTAATTGAAATAGATGAGGAGTTAACATGAACACACTAGAAAATGTAAAACAATGGTTTATTGATCGTGATCTTGAGAACGGTGGACGATTAGACAAGCAGTCTCTCAAACTAAGTGAAGAATTTGGTGAGCTATGCGCTGGATATCTCAAGAAGAACGAACAGCTTATGAAGGATAGCATCGGAGATTGTGCAGTCGTTATTGTTGGTCTGGCCTTATTAATTAAGGAAGATGTGAATCAGATTTTTAAAGAATCAGATGGTTTACGGAAGAAAGAAATTACAGATACATTAGTCTCAATCAATGCAAACATTAGTGAGTTTCAACTCTCACAAGGATTTGCAAGTAAATTATTATGTAGACACAATCTAGTACGCTGCATTGGTTATCTAAAAAATCTTGGATATGATTTTGATGAATGTTTTGAACTTGCTTACCAAGAAATCAAAGACCGTAAAGGTCGCTGGATTGATGGTTCATTCGTGAAGTGAGAGGATTTGCCAGATGAAACCTAAAAAGGAATTGTTATTCTTTGGTCAGCAGTTGAAGATGTGGAGATATGCTAAGATGCTGACATTATATGAAGCTGCAGACGAATTCGGTGTATCAATCACGACTTATTCTAATTGGGAAAAAGGAAAGATGAAACCTAGAATGTATTATCTAAGAGACATTTGTGAGAAATTAGGAATTAAGCGTGAAGTATTATTCAAGGGGGAAGTTATTTGATTGATATAAAAAAACGCTTGAAGAAATTGCCTTATGTGAATGTTAAAATAAAGTCCTTACATCATGAGATTATCAGCCTTAGGTCTGGAACGATTAAAGGGCAGTCATTTGATAGTATGCCTAAGTCGCCATCGAATGATAATCGAACTGAAGATATGAATATCAGAGTGGTTGATAAGATTAATGAAATCTACAAGAAGATAGAACAAGAATATCAAGAGCAAGATGACTTAATCAAAGCGATTGAAAATCTTATTGATCCAATTCAAAACATCGTTATGCGATTGCTTTACATCGACGGCCTATCTTGGGATGAAGTTCAAAGAAGGTTGAATTGCAGTAATGCGACAATACAACGGGCAAGAGATAAAGCTATTCAAGAAATCACTAACACTTTTGATAATAATGATAGTAAATGATAGTTTTAAAGTGATATTATGATATTATCGAATAGACGGTACAGGATAACGTTGCACGGTGATTTGCCTCTTTAATTTGTTTTCTGTCTCAGTTACCGTCTATTTGCTTTTGGGAATAACAGGTCTCTCACAGGAGAGATAAGGTTATAGACCTTGCATAAGCGGATTCGTCGACGTCTGTATGGATGCCAGTGGGTGCAAATCCCGCTATTCTCATGAGAGGTCTTACATTAAGTCACACAAGCGTGTGGCTTTTTTATGGCTTTAAAAAAGGAGCGCGATGAAACCAAAGAGGCTTACAATTCTAAACGGTAAAAGAACCGCTGTGGACTATGACAGTAGGAGTGAGGAATACACAAATTACAATCGTACAAGATGGCAGTACGATAAGGATGTGAAACGATTTTACAATTCAACAGTCTGGAAGCGAACAAGTCAGCAAGTATTACTTGAATCTGATTATGTCTGTGCTATGTGTGGTGATGAAGCTACTATGACAGACCACATCATCAGCGTGAAGCAGGATTGGTCTAAGAGGCTAGATAGGAACAACCTTCAAGCTAGTTGTAAGAAATGTAATGATAAGAAAGCAATCAAAGAGAAGTATTCTTATTGATTGTGCAATAAATAATAAAAAAATGTTATCAAAAGCGAACAAAAACAGAATACAAAAGGGCGAATCGGTCGGGAATACGCTGTAAAATGTACGGAAATACCCCCTTTTATTTTGAACGGGGGTGGGTATTGTTCGGATTCTAGAACGCCGCCCTCTTCTGTGCGAAAAATTCCCTTTTCGAAAATTCGAGGTCGGCAGAAAGGAGGGTAATATGGGGCGAAAAATGAAGATTGTCGAAAGCAATAAGAAGCATTTGACGAAAGAAGAAAAGATTGCAAGAAAAACCATACAAGAAAAGGCTTCAGATGGTTTGGATGCATTGCAACTGACACCACCAAAACACTTTGATGCAATCGCTAAAGCAGAATACAAGCGGGTGATTGAAGATTTAAGAAAGCTACCCCTTAGAAATCTAGATCGTGCAGTATTAGAAAGCTACTGCACTTGGTATGCAGTCTATAAAGAAATATCCCGTGGATTGCAAAAAGAAGGGTATGTTTACGAAACAGATAATGGTAAGGTGTTGCCTAATAAAATGTTGTATAGTTTGGAACGTGCTACGACAAACTTAATGAAAGCAGCATCACAATTGGGCATGACAGTGGATAGTCGCATGAAGTTATTCGTGCCACAAGTCGAAGAAAAGAAAGAGAGTATTTTCGATAAATTTGGTAGTTAGGAGGTGAAACAATGGAAGATATAGCTTATCAATATGCTTCAAAAGTCGTGAATGGAGAAATCATAGCCAGCAAGAAAGTTATAAAAGCTTGTAAGCGCCATTTAAGAGATTTAAAGCGTATGGATGATGAAGACTTTCCGTATGTTTACTTACCTGACAAAGCGAAAAATCCAATAGATTTTATCGAAATGCTCCCCGATGTCAAAACTGGAAAACCATATCCACTAGCAGATTTTCAAAAGTTTATTTTGAGTAGTCTGTATGGCTGGAGAAAGAAGTCTGATACATCTATCAGACGATTTAAAAAAGCTTTAATTAGCTTGGCCAGAAAGAATGGTAAGACAATCTTAGTCGCAGGTATTGCCTTATATGAGTTTTTGTTTGGTCGCAACCCTGCGATGAGTAGACAATTGTTTTGTACAGCAAATGACCGTTCACAAGCACGTATTGCCTACGATATGATCCGTAAGCAGTTGGATGCTTTACGAGTTCATAATGCAGATATCAGAAAAGCTACGAAGATAGTCAGAGATGAGCTTCGTAACTTGAATGATGAAAGCTATGTGCGTGCATTGAGTCGTGAAACTGGTGCAGTCGATGGTTTTGAACCGTATGTTGGTATCTTAGATGAGTTCGCGGCATCTAAAACGAATGAGATGATTGAGCTTCTCGAATCTGGTCAAGGTCAGTTGGATAATCCATTGATTTTGATTATCTCAACAGCTGGATTTGATTTAAACGTACCAATGCACACTATCGAGTATGCGTATATCGAAAAACTTCTCGATGAAGAAGTTGAAAATGATGAATACTTTGCATTCATTGCTGAACAAGATGATGAAGAGGAAATCAAAGATGAAAAGAACTGGATAAAATCAAATCCAATTCTTGAAGTCAAAGCGCTACGTAAGAAGATGATGGACTACCTACGAAAACGTAGGAAGGTGGCACTTGAGACAGGAACTATAAATGAAATCCTAGTTAAAAACTACAACATGTGGCGACAATCATCAGAAGAGTCTTACATGGATAAAGAAAGCTGGGCGAAAGCTAAGATTGATAAACCGAACACTAAAAAGCGTAGAGTTTGGTTAGGTGTCGATGTTGGTAGATCAAGTGACTTATTCTCTATCTCTCCTATGGTTATGATGGATGATTATTGGTATGCAGATAGCTTTTCTTTTGTGGCCACTAAATATGGCTTAATCGCAAAAGAAAAAAGAGACGGTGTTTCTTATACCAATTTAGAAAGAGCTGGTGAATGTGAGATAACAACACTCGAGAGTGGGGTCATAGATGATGAGCGCGTGCTTGAAAAAATTGAGGAAATGGTTTATCAAAACGAGTGGGAATTACAAGGTATATACTTTGACCCTTATCAATTCGGTTCACTATTAACTATGATAGAAAAGCGACATCCAGAATGGCCACTAGTCCAGATACCACAAACAACCATGGTATTGAATATGCCTACGAAACAGTTTCGTGATGATGTCCGTCAAGGAAAAATCAAGCATAGTGGTAATCAGTTGCTAACAATGGCGATCAATAATGCATATACTAGAGTTGATAATAACGGTATGAGGATTGATAAAAATAAAAATAGTAATAAAATCGACCCTCTGGATGCGTTATTAGATGCTTATGCTGCTTGTTACTTAGAGCCATTCGATGGGAGTGGTTATTGGACTAATGAGAAAATCCTGGAAGGAGGTTCGCTATTTTGAAAATACTGGAACATATCCACACAATTTTGCTATTGATAGGTCTTGGATTTTTAATCTATGGCTTTTTCTTATTGAATCAAGTAGCAGGTTTTTTATGTAGTGGAACTATTTTAATATTATTAGCCTTGTATATCAGTAAAACAAGGGGGTGAATTAGAAAGGAGGTGAGAAAATAAATGACTTTTTTTCAATCTTTAGGTTCGTCAAAACTATCTTATGACGATTATATCTCTTCGGTAATCTCTGGAAATTCAAGTCCTGAATATACTGGTATATCTGCTTTAAAGAATAGCGATGTCTTGACTGCGGTATCTATTATTGCTGGGGATGTTGCTCGTTTTCCATTATTAAAAAAGGATTTAGTGGGTAATATCGAACAAGATGAAGATATGAATTATCTTTTAAATGTTAAATCCACAAGCAATACATCAGCAAGGCAGTGGAAATTTGCAATGACAGTCAATACTATCTTGACTGGTAATTCATTCTCTCGTATTCTACGTGATCCAATAAGTGGCAAGCCATTAGAATTTCAATTTTTTAGACCATCTGAAACAACTGTCGAAGAAACCAATGACCATGAATTGATTTACACTTTTCGTGACCGTCTAAATGGTAAGGAAATTGTATGTAAAGCAGAAGATGTCATCCATTGGAAATTTTTCAGCCATGATACCATTCTTGGTAGGTCTCCACTACTTTCCCTTGGAAATGAAATCAGCTTGCAAGATGGTGGATTGAACACCTTGATTAAGTTCTTTAGAGATGGTTTCTCAAGTGGAATTATCAAGCTTAAAGGTGCTCAATTAAACGGTGAAGCACGTAAGAAAGCCCGTATGGACTTTGAGAAAATGCGTGAAGGTTCAACTGGTGGTAGTCCTTTGGTATTTGATGATACACAGGAATACACTCCACTTGAAATTGATACGAATGTCTTGCAGTTGATTACATCTAATAACTTTTCTACTGCACAGATTGCTAAAGCTTTACGAGTTCCTAGTTTTAAGTTAGGAGTGAATAGTCCTAACCAATCTGTCGCACAGTTGACTGAAGACTATGTAACCAACGACCTTCCATTCTACTTTGATGCAATCACAAGTGAACTTGCTTTGAAAGTGTTTAGTGATGAAGAGCGTAGGAAGTATCGTGTTGACTTCGACACTCGTAGCGTGACTGGTAGAAATGTAGACGAGATTGTAAAACTTGTGAACAATCAAATCTTGACACCTAACCAAGCGTTGATTGAACTTGGTAAGGAACGTTCTACTGATCCAAACATGGACCGTTACCAGTCAAGTTTGAACTATGTCTTCTTAGATAAGAAAGAAGAGTATCAAACAATGAAAGGAGGTGAGACAAGGGATGCCAAAGAGAATCAAGATGAAAGGTCCACTGATTCCGAATAATAGCCAGGAAGCCTACGACTACTTCGGTTTGGAAGCGGTCAGTGCAAAATCTATCACGGATGCTTTTCCAGAAGACAATAGTGACATCGTTTTGGAAGTTAATTCCAACGGTGGTCTTGTAACTGTTGGAAGTGAAATCTATACAGCGTTGAAAAGTTATCCAGGGCATGTGACTGTGGAAGTAACAGGAATGGCGGCAAGCGCTGCTAGTGTTGCAATCATGGGAGCTGACAAAGTACTTATCAGTCCAACAGCTCAGATAATGATTCACAAAGCGTTGTATGGTTTTGTATCTGGTAACAGTGATGACTTGGACAAAGCTTCTAATGCGTTAAAATCTAGCGACCAAGCTATTGTGAATGCGTATGTAGCTAAGACTGGATTGGAAGAATCAGTGATCATTGACATGATGAGAAACGAAACCTTCATGTCAGCTAGTGAAGCAGTCGAAAAAGGCTTCGCAGATGAAGTAATGACCTTTGATGATGTTGGTGCAGTTGCAAGTCTTGGAGATGGACTGTTACCACAAGCTGTTATTGACGACTTCTACGCTAACCGTAGCAAGCGTAAGTCAGAAATCCAAAACATGCTACGAGAAATCGAAAAAGAAGAATTACTCAGAGGGCTATAAGCTCTTTTTTTAATACCGTAAGGAGAAGAAAGAAAATATGTTTAAAGAAAAAATGAAAGAACTTAAAGCACAAATTGCAAATATTGGTGCTGAAATTGTTGCTAAGACAGATGAATTAAAATCTGTTTTAAATTCTGATGATCTTGAAAAAGCTCGTGAAATCCGTGCTGAAATCGACAACTTGAAATCACAAAAAGAAGAAGTGGAAAACAATTTGAAGACTTATGAAATCGCAGAAGAAGGCGCATTCGCAGGTATGAAAGTGTCAGTGGAAGCTCATGTAGTAAAAACAGACGGTAAAACTTACCGTGATTCTGTAAACGAATGGGTACGTACTAAAGGTGCTGTTGCTGATTCAAACTTGAAACTTGAAGGAAAAGACCTTCTTATTCCTATGAATGCAGCTGTAAACCCAACGCAAGACGGATTGAAGACGGTTGAAACTGGAAAAGTAACTAGCAAAGAAATCGTAACTACACCAATTCGTGAAGTTAAAACAGTCCTTGACCTTAAACAATTCGTGACAACTCACAAAGCATCTAAAGGCGAAGGTTCATATCCAATTCTTAAACACGCTACATCTAAGATGGCAAGCGTAGAAGAATTGGAAAAAAATCCAGCTCTTGCTAAACCAGAATTTACAGATGTTCCTTGGAAAGTTAAGACTTACCGTGGCGCTATTCCACTTTCACAAGAAGCAATTGATGATGCAGATGTTGATCTTCTTGCAATCGTAGCTGAAGCAGCTAACCAAATTAAGGTTAATACTACTAACGATGCAATCGCTACTGTATTAAAAGACTTTGAAGCTAAGACTGCTGCTGATCTTGACGCTATCAAAGAAATCTTGAATGTAAACCTTGATCCAGCTTACAACGTATCATTCGTAGTTTCACAAAGTTTCTATCAAAAACTTGATACTTTGAAAGACAAGAACGGTCGCTACTTGCTTCAAGATTCTATCGTTTCTGCATCAGGTAAAGCCTTCCTCGGTCATCCAGTATTTGTAGTTTCAGATACAACTCTTGGTGCAACTGGTGAAGCTAAAGCCTTTATCGGAGATGTACAACGTGCTGTACTTTTCGCTGATCGTCAAGAATTGGGTCTTCGCTGGACTGATAACGAAATCTACGGTCAATACTTGCAAGCAGTTGTACGCTTTGACGTTAAGAAAGCAGATGCTAAAGCTGGTTACTTTGTAACTATGCCCTAATACTCCCCCAGTCAGTGGGGGTGTCTTACGGTCAGCAGTAGCACTAGCAGTGCCAACCTCAAGTAGCACCAAACAAGATATCATGTCTTATTTAGATAGTAAGGGAATTTCTTATTCTGCTTCTCAAACAAAAGAACAATTACTAGCCTTGATTGGAGGTTAGAATTATGGAAGATAAAAAGAATGGTTTTCTCGAAGAGGTTAAGTTGTATTGCAAAATCGACTATGACTTTGAAGATGATTTACTAATTGAGCTTATTGAGTCTGCAAAAGAGCAGATTTGTTTTGCAATTGATAACGATTTAAACCCAGATGATTTAGTGGATTATGCGAAATTCCGCCTAGCTGTCAAAAAGCAAGTCAAAGAAGAGTACGAACATCGAGGAATGTCAGCAGATACCATGCGCTATCCACTAGCGAATGGTGTCTTAAACATCATCCATCAGCTTAGAACACGGAGGGAAAGTTAATGCGGACACGTAAAATGAATGTTCGCATTACTTTTTTCCAAAAAGTAGGTGGACAAAATGAAGATGGAGAAGTGTTAGACTTTGAAAGAAAAGACTTATATACTTGCTGGGCAGAAGTGCCTAAAACATCTATTAAGGATTTTAGAGAAAATGAGACTGTCACAAAAGCAGGTGGACTAGTAGAACATAAAGACACTAAAACATTCTTAATTCGTCATCTTCCAAAACTTCCTTTTGACAACTCTTGCTTTGTAGAATTTGATGGTAACGAGTATCAAATTGATGCAATCGAACGTGATCACGAAAACAAGGAAATGGATTTGATTAAGGGAGTGATGTTGTCATGACAAAAGGATTAGACCTTTGCCTAAACAATCTCACTAAGTTAGAAGTGAAAGCTCCTAAAGTTGCCCGTGAAGCAGTCACAATGGTTGCTGAGGAGTTTGAGAAAGAACTTGGAATAAATACTCCAGTTTCTGATGAACCTACACCAACTAGATTAAAGGCTGATATAAAAATCAGTAATTTCAAGGGTAGAGGTGGTGCTCCTTCAAAGGATATCGGTTTTGGTCGTGCTACTGGTTGGCGTGCTAGATACCCGAATAGCGGTACAATCTATCAAAAAGCACAGGACTTCGAGGAAAAAACTATCAATGCGGTTACTCCTCGCGCTAAAGAAATTTATATAACAAAAATAAGGGAGGTGTTAAAATAAATGATTGCTGAAACTGAAGCTTATAAACTTTTGGTGGCAGATGAAAAGTTAAATCAACTTTTTAATGAGTTTAGAGGTAAAGAATTTCCAGGATACAAACAAGGTATCTTTACTTATGATATTCCTGAAAAACCTACAAACTTAAAACGAAAAGAGCTTGCTCCGTTTGCAAGAATTTATTTAACTTACGAAGCACCTCACAAATACGCAGATGATAAAATCATCTCAATGGAACAACGTATCACAATCAACTTTTGGTGTAAGAATGCTAAGCAAGCTGACCAAATCGCCAAAAGAATGGATGCGGTCTTAGAATGTAGTGGATTTGAACGCTACACAGCAAATGAGAAACCTCGATACATGGATGACGATATTGGACTGTTGATGAATGTCCGAAAATATCGTCTTTTTGATTGGAGTGATCTCGAAGAAATGAAAGGAAAATAAATAAATGTCTAAAGTTAAATTTGGTTTACGTGGTTTTGAATATGGGGTTTTGGACAATAAAAACCTTGTACCAGGAGAGACTAAAAAAATCCCTGGATTGAAATCAGCGAAATTGGATATCACAAATGAATTGAACACTATCACAGCAGATGATGGACCATACGTAGTATTGTCTTCTGGTATCACTGGAACAACCCTTGAAGTGTCATGGCTTGATTTAGGAAGCGATGCACGTAAGGATTTCTACGGTATCACTGTTGAAAACGGTGTTGAGAAATACAATAAGAAGATGACTCCAAACGATATCGCTTGCTTGTTCCGTACCACTGGTGATGACGGTAAAGGTATCTGGGTTGGTCTTCTTAAAGGTAAGTTCTCTCTTCCAGGAATGGATTTGGAAACCAAAGATGGTTCACCAGAACCTAAGAATGATACTGTATCTGGTAGCTTTGTAGCTCGTGGAGACGATGATGAAGGTCTTGTAATTGTAGTTGGTCGTGAAGACAACCCACAATTCCAAGAAGTTGAGTTCCGTAAATTGGTTTTCCCAAAGTCGTAAGTGGTGCTGCACCTGCGAGTGCAGTTACCACAAGACAAGAGTAATTAGGATAGGCTTGGTTTTTCCAAGCCTTTATTTTTTTAAGGAGTTAATAAATGTTTGAAATTAAGTTTAAAAAAGCGGGTGTTTTGAAAGAATTTTCTAAAGACTATGTAAATGTTGAAGATAATTTACTAGCATTAGAACATCAAGTACGACAAACTGCCTTGTATGAAAATAAAGAGGATTTGTTAAATCCTATTAAACATCGTGAATTGAATGAAGCATATCTTGATATGTTTGTGAAAATGTACGGTGAACAGTTTGAAGTAAATGATATTAAATGCGCTAGTGTAGAAACACTTGAAACTTTGAATGACTTATACCTTGCTGCACTCGGTGGGAAACAGGAAGAAAAAGAGACCACAGAGGGAAAAAAGAAGAAAAAGGGTTAAGCCCTAAAGAAGCTCAAAACAATTTATTAGTTTGGGTTCAATCATTAATGAGTCAAGGATATACAATCCATGATATTAAAAGTATGCGCTTATCAGATTTTGATTTGATGGTGCAGGCTTTAGAAACAAAAGAAAGCCAAGAGGAAGAAGAAACAACCCTTGACAAGGCCTTCCCATTCCTTTTTGGATAAAAAGAAAGGAGATTAAATGGCAAGTAACATTGGCGAATTAGTCGCCACAGCAACCTTAGATGTCGCTCCTTTTCAGTCGAATGTCGGGAGGTTGAAAACTTATCTAAAAGGTGTTGATAATTCCCTAAAGGCGATGGAGAATAACTTCAAAGGTGCTGGAAAGAATGTCAGCAACTTAAAAGGCCTTTTATCGCAAACTGGTTCAGCTCTAAGCTCATACCAAAAAGTATTGAGTTCACAGAGTGAACGATATAACCAATTAAAAGCTAGTATTGGAGATGTATCTACTGCAACTGCAGAACAGAAGCAGAAATTAGTTGAAGCAAGTGCTAGTATGACAGCAACTGCTGCTAAAGTAGCTGAATTACAAAATCGCTATGATCAATTAGCTAAATCTATGCGACAAGCTTATATTGATGATAGTGCATTTACTAAATTCGGTAAAAGTGCACAAGAGGTTGGTGAAAAATTCAGCAAAGTTGGTAAAGAGATTTCTGGTTTTGGTTCTGCTTTAACCCGTGGAGTTACCGCTCCAATAGTAGCAGGCGCTGGTCTTGTAGTGAAGGCTGCGATTGACTATGAATCTGCATTCGCTGGAGTTAAGAAGACAGTGGACGAAACTGCCACAGTATCTTACAAAAACCTATCAGACGGTATTCGTCAAATGGCCAAGGAATTACCAGCTAGTGCAGTTGAGATTGCAAATGTAGCAGAAGTTGCAGGTCAGTTAGGTATTAAGGCAGAAGATATCCTTAAATTCTCACGTACCATGATTGATATGGGAGAGTCAACCAACTTGAGTGCTGAAGAAGCTGCAACTGCAATTGCTAAAGTAGCAAATATTATGGGCTTGAGTTCAGATGATTATTCAAGATTCGGTGCATCCGTTGTAGACCTTGGTAACAACTTTGCCACGACTGAAAAAGACATCGTAATGATGGCCAATCGTTTAGCAGCTGGTGGTAAACTAGCTGGACTAACTGCTCCTGAAATCTTAGGTCTTGCGACTGCTATGAGTAGTGTGGGTATTGAAGCAGAAGCAGGTGGTACTGCCATGACTCAAACTCTTACAGCTATTGGTAATGCAGTTTCATTGACTACTAAAGACTCAGCAGATGATCTAGCGTTGATTGCTAAAGTTGCAGGCACGACATCAGAAGAATTCCAACAAGCGTGGAAAGAAAAACCTGCTGAAGCTTTACAATCCTTTATTAAGGGGCTTAATACAGCCCGTGAAAAAGGCGCAAATATGGATGCTATCTTGATGAAGTTAGGCATGACAGGTGTTAGACAAGGGAATATGCTCAAATCTCTTGCTTTATCATCAGATAAAATGAGTGCAGCAGTAAATCGCTCTAATCAAGCTTGGAAAGAAAACACTGCATTGACCAATGAAGCGAATAAACGTTATGAGACTACTGAGTCTCAATTACGGATGTTCAAAAACCAATTGACAGATATTGCAATTGAGTTTGGAGGACCATTGATTAAAGCTCTAAGGGAAGGGCTCAATGCGGCAAAACCATGGATTGAGAATTTAGCAGAATTGGCTAAAAAGTTCAGTTCGTTGTCAACAGAGCAACAACAAAATATCTTGAAATGGGGATTATTTGCAGCAGCATTAGGTCCTGCTTTGAAGTTGCTAGGTGGTGGTATCTCAGTCATTGGTGGATTTGCAAAAGCCATTGGTGGTTTGTCAAAAGGTATTGGCTTCCTGAGTGGTTCAGCTAAATATCTTGCAAATCTACCAGTGGGATTGAATGCTTTAGCTGGATCAGCAGGAGCAGTGGAAACTGCAGTAGCAGGAGCAAGCACAGGAACTGGTTTGCTCGGTAGCGCCCTTGGATTTTTGATGACCCCAGTTGGGTTAGCCACTGTTGCTTTAGTTGCTGCAACTGCAGCAGCTGCATATTTTGCAAATAAAGCCTATGAAGCAAGACAACGTGCACAAGAGTGGGGCACTAGTGTTAGCGAAGAACAAGCTGGTCAACTTCAAAACTTTAAGGATAAAGTGGATGAAGCAAACCAAGCTATGACAGTCTTTGGAACAAGTTCAGATGGGATTGATAAAGTTACAACTGCAGTCCAAAAACTAGCGACCGAAATTCAAAAATTAGCTGATGAAAACTTAGCGAAGGACATCGATTTAGCTCATAAGTTAGGTTTGAGCGAAGAGACGATCCAACAAATTTCTAGCCATGCTGACCAAATTAAAAACAACGTTCAGCAAATGTCTGATGAAGTTATTCAGATTTATCAGAATGCTGCAAACAACCATCGGAAGCTTTCTGAAGAAGAAAAAGCAATTGTACTATCTAATCAGAATGAATTGATTAACACTCAATTACAGTTGATGGAATATTCTGGTGAAGAACGCATCAACATGATTAAAGCTTTCAACGGTCAAGCTGATGAATTGAATACAGAGCAACTTAAAAAAGCTACTGAATTAACTGAAAAATGGGCGAAAGACGAACAAGCATCTTACAAGGAACGTTTGGACGGATACAAGAAGCTCATGGATCAAATCAAAGGCGAGGATGAAAAATCCGTTAAGGCTCGTGCTGAGATTAAAACTAAAATGGAACAGTTGGAAGCAGAGCATACTGCTAAAATGGAAGCATATAGTCAGAAATGGAATGACTTACAAGGTAGACTTTTGAAGACCTTGAAAGTTAGTCCAGAAGCGTTAACGGGTATCATGAATCAGCTCAAATCACGCGCTGAAGAAATGGGATTAACCTACGATGAAATGGCTATCAAGTTCCAAAATACCTTCTCAAAAGTACAAGAAGGAAATAGCATGTGGGCGCAAACTGCCAAAGATGCAACCGAATCAATGAAGCTTGCAAACACTCAATGGAACGCAATGGTTTGGGATGAAAAGACTGGACAGTTGAAAACAAATGCAGTCGAAGAAGTGCAAAAAGCCCTTGAAGCAGAAGGTGGTTGGGATTCTATGCAGTTCATTCTTAAAGAAGCCAACCTTGAGACCAATGCACGTTTGACGATTGGCGAAGCTTTGGTTGCAAATGGCCAATGGGAACAGCTTTCTCCTGAACAAAAAGAATTAATCGTGAATGGCAAACCTGCAGTACAAGCTATCTTGGATAGCAAAGAGATGATGGCACAATGGAATGCACTACCAACTGAAATAAAAGAAATTCTTGGTAAGAATGAGAGCTTCTTGAGCAGTGCAGAAGGCGCAAAACAAGCACTAACACAATGGAATCTAATGACACCAAGCGAAAAGGCTTTGACTATTAAAGACTTGGCTAGTAGCGATGTCAAAGTGGTTCAAGGTCGCATCGATATGATGACTGGTAAACAGTTACCTATCGAAGCGATTGATAACACAGCAAGTACAGTTGAGTCTGTATTGTACGGTGTAAATTCCATTCAACAAACCAGTCCGATTGATATCAATGCAACAGACCAAACAGGTCCACAATCTGCAGCTGCTTATGCAGGAGTTAATGCAGTAAGACAAGACAGTCCAATTGATATCAATGCTACGAATCAGACACAAGGTGAAGCTAACTCTGCAGAATATGCAGTAAATGCAGTTAGACAAAACGGACCAATCGATATTAACGCACGAGACAATACAAGTGGAGCGATCAATAGCGTATGGTCAGGTTTAGCATCTTTGCCAGCTTTTAAGTTTATTGATATTATCACACGGCATTTTACTGAACGACACGCAAAAGGTACAGATAACCACCCTGGAGGTCTTGCAACAGTCAACGACCAACGCGGTACACTCTATAAAGAGTTGGTAACATTGCCAGACGGAACTTCCTTCATCCCAGAAGGACGTAACGTAGTCTTACCACTTCCTCCAGGTTCAAAAGTCATGCGAGCTGGTAAAACTCGTAGCTTGATGAACCGTTTAGGTATTCCAAACTATGAGAAAGGAATTGGTTTTGAAGATACGAAAATCTCACATCTAAGTAGACGAATTCAAAATGTCAGCGTTCGAAACAGTCAGCGTGGTTATCAGAACACAGCTTATTCTATCGATAGCGGCAATGGTCAAGCAGTTGTCTCTGAATTGGTTAGCTTGAAAGAAAGTGTAGAAAACTTGCTTGGTAGATTGCTTGATAAAGATTTCAATACTTACCTAGACGGTCAAGTTATCGCAGAAAATTCTTATCAATACCAAGGACATATCATGAGAAGGGAGGGTATTTAATGTCAAATTATTTAAAGGTCAATGATTTTACAACAACTGGTTTAAGGAATTGTGTAGTCGTGGACTTTGGAACAATCCGTTCTGCCATTCCTCGTTTCTCTGAACAAACCAAACCATTCGGTATGAATGGTAGCTATAATCAGGAAGAGGGCGCTTTTGAAGATTATGAAAGAACTATTCGTATCTTCTTTGAGCGCTTTTCTGATTTAGCCACCTTGGTAGAGAAATTCAAGGCAGTTGGAAACCAGTTAGAATTCAGTTATCAACCTGATTCGGTGTTCTATGCTGATTTAATAGATACTGAAATCACTCCAAAAGGTATGTATGGCTGGGAATTGGCAATCAAGTTAGACATGCAACCATTCAGATATCCGAAGAATGTCGCACCAGTCATATTAACAAGTGCTGGAACAATTGAGAATATCGGTACAGTCTATTCAGAACCTATCATTGAGATTGAAGGCAATGGAGATGTATCGCTGACTATCGGCAGAAAAACCATGCATTTATCAATCATTGGTAAGGCTACGATTGACTGTCGACAAGGGAAACAGAATATCTACAATGCTAATGGTGCAGTGCAGAACACTCTCAGAAAGCGTGGTGGGTTCTTTGAAATTCCTGTTGGTCGAAGTGGTGTGACTTATACTGGTAACGTGCGTAAGGTGACTATTCGACCCAATTGGAGGTATCTAGTATGATTTATTTAACAGACGGGAATGTACCTCTGAATGCTGCCTATGCTGACGAAATAGTTCAGATAGATAGAAATACCTATCAATTAACATTTAAGTTTCCTACTAACAATGTGTTATGGCAACGACTAAGAGAAGAAACATTCTTAACAGCTGATGATCTACACGGTGAGCAAGACTTTGTTATTTTTGAAGTTGAAAAACAACATGGATATATTCAGGTATATGCTAATCAAGTCATGACCTTGTTAAATCACTATGTCGTTAATCCAATCAATCTTGACAGAGCGACTGGCTCAACCGCTTTAAGTCGATTCGCTGGAAGTATCACTCGTGATAATCCATTCTCGTTCTTCTCAGATATTGATGATAGACATACCTTCAATACTGATACAACGAACGCCATGGAAGCCTTTACCAAGGATAAACACTCTATTCTTGGTCAGTGGGGTGGTG